ATAACCTTCGCCACCTGCTGCCTTACCGCTGATGCGAGTGTTGAACCCACCGCCACCAGAGGAGTCGAGACCACGTGCTAGATGATTTGTTGCTTGCTGGAGATGATGGTGAATCTCAAACGACTTGGCGAAATGCGATGCGTTTTTAGAAACATGCGAGAGGTCAGCATTCATCGTTGCAGTCTTACGTTCTTTAGCAGCAGGAGTCTTAACCGCATCGATCTTCTTCTGGTGGACTGCTTGAAGGTGCTTCTTGTATCCAGCAACAGTAGGAGTTTCCTCGCTAGTAACTGTCTTATTGATATAAGAACGAGCAGTAATCTCATGCCCGTCGAGGTGATGGTAGGAATGATCCTTCATCAATTTTTCTGCTTGACTCAAGTGATGATCAGCAGTCGACTTAACTTCTTTCGACAACTCACGCTCATGTGGTGCTACCAAATGCTGCACCATGTGAACGTCTGGGTGCGAACCGAAGTGTGAGGTATCAGTGATAGGATGCGCAGTCTTATGCTCGCCCTTTAGTTCTGTATGAACAGTGGCACTTACCTTAGATCTTTGGAGTTTCTTTCCCTCTTCACTGTTAGCAGGAGTGTGGTACTCGATCGTATTTGGAGTGTGGGAAATGTGACCATCTTTGGTTTCACGAGTATGTGGTTCGCTCATATATCCACCCTGATATTCACCAGCGTGTGTTGGCAGAACTTTACCTAGATGTTTATGGAGCGCCTTCAGTGGACCAACAAGATACGGTTTGTGACCATGTTGCTTATCAATATCAGATGCGGAGAAATTATAGTGTGCTCCTGGACCCTTATACTTTACGCCAACCTTACCTTCTGGGGTACGGATGGCGTGGAATGACATCTTGTCATCTATCTTACGGGTGAGAGGAGTTTTGCCTGATGCGACACCTTTGAGTGTCTTCAGAGCATGGCGTGCTGCGTCAGCATTATCAAACGACCTATCCGACGGGTGTTCAATATGTTGAATCCCAGCAGCAGGTTTTTTTTCTTCAGAGAGATATTGGGTAAATGATAACATGGTGTTCCCGTTCAATAGTATCTCTCATATTTATAATAAAAATGCCTTACAATTACTCCGACTTGTATTATATTTTCTCGCGAAGAGAATGTGATTACTACGGGTAGACCGTTGGTAAGTGTTTGGCATCACCATAGTATTTATTAAAACACTTTTTTCCAAGGGAAGTTTATACGAGAAGAAACTCTTTCTACTTTGTTTATATCAAATTTTTTAGTATAGAATACCATTTTCTCATCATCATAGACTGGAATTGGAGCAGTATCATCTAAGATTGCCTTTCTTCCACCGCGACGACAAGTTAGATTCAACCAGTCTAGATTGGCAGTCGTATATTTTTCGGAGAGTATAGATAAAAATTCTCTGTCGCCATAATGGAATGGAACAAAAGATTCATCATATCCTTCAGATTCTACATAAAGATTCTTTGGAATGACAAATTGATTGAGTGCCAAGTATGGGTCACCCGCACCGTTAAAACGAGCATTAATCTCGTACCATGTATTAGGGTCGAGTTCTTCGCGTTGTAGTCGTTGGAGATCGCGAGGTTGGATTGTGTAGTCAATGTCAAGAAACAGTAACCAATCAGTTTCAGCAAGCATGGCGCCAAGATTGCGGCAACCGTGACTGTTGAATCCAATATCTCTGGTGACTCTATACAACGAGAGATCTATGTTATCTGGAAATGAAACACCCCGCAAGACATCCTCGGCAGGAACCTCTTGGGATCCATCGTCGATTAGGATAATCTTGATCGGGGTGCTGTAAACCTTCCACCTCTCGATTTGAGTTTCGAGAAGTGGTCGGTCGTTATAGTAAGTATGGATTATTGTAAATTGGTTCATCCAACGATCTGTTGAAGTTCCGCAGTTGCATCAATTTCGGTTAGGTCGATGGCAGGAAATTCAACCTGCTCAGTAAGACTATACTGCAGATACTCATTATGAGTAATGTTCGTGTCCAGATACAGTTGCCAACCAGAAAGAGTTTCGTGGAACTGCTTACTATGGGTTTCGATTAGATGACGCTTCGATTCACATGCCCGACCAATTTGGTCGAGAGTTGGTTCTTCGTCGAATCGAGCAATGATATATTCTTTGGCACCAACAGTTTTCCAAAGAGGCATATCGTCGGTTGCAGAGTTTGCCCATAGAGAGGTTGTAACAACCAACTTGAGTTTCAGTTCTTCATTATTTACTTCAGTCATTTCAGTTCCTTAAAAATGGTGATGCCAGTAGGATTCGAACCTACGACCTAGAGCTTAGAAGGCTCTTGCTCTATCCAGCTGAGCTATGGCACCATGGACAATTATTGTTATACTATATCTATCTTAAAAAGTCAAGTGTTTTTTATCGAATATCTACTTTTTCTGGATACTCAAACCATCCAGTAGCGATATACTTATTCCCGACAAGATCGGGTGCTGCACGGTGGACGTGACTATATGCAGCAGGCCAAATAAGCAAAGTTCCTGCCTCTGGTTTAACTGCCAGATCTTGGAATTTAAACTCTGTCTTACCACCTTCTTCTACAGTGTTCAGATATAACATCCAAACACCAAACCTACCTCGATTATTTGCTCCCGAACCTTGTTCAGTATGCCATTGGTGGAATCCTCCGCCAGTTTCTGATTTTTGAAACTTCCATCCAGGAGTAAACAGTTCTAGGAATGCTCGACTAGCAGCGCCATATTGCTTGTTGTATTTTCTCCAACCTGCATGGACTGCATCGACGACAGAATCTTCAAGCAACTTTAGAGAACCATATCTGCCAGTGAAGATATTCCAGTCGGTTCTGGTTGCATCATTGGATAGAATACAAGCAGAACCTGGATCTGGACGAGAAAGAATATCGTCTATCCTATCACAGATTTGCTGACACTTTTCGATGCTTAGAGCATTAGGGTATGATTCGATAAAATTCATTAAAAGTTAAACTTAGAAAAGTCCCTCTGTTGACGTTGACCAATTGTAGTTTTCTCGAACACTGGAATATCATCATCTTGACCTGAATCCGTAATTCCCTTCTGGGCAGATTCTTCTAAGTCATACAGACGCATCTTACCACGATCGATACCAACCATGAACCTTTTATTTAGGCCTGGATCGTTATACCTGTTCTTCAATTGCTTGACCATTAGTTGCCCCATCTTCTCGAGTTCTTCTGTCGAGATTAGAGCAAACATCAAGTCGGCAGTTGCAGGTAGACCGAATGATTCCGAGGTGTCAGTAAGTTCCACATCGCTGTTAGCATAACCACCACGAGTAGTTTGAGTGGCAGATACAACAGGAAGGTCAAACTCAACTGCGAACCCACGAAGTTCTTCAGCGATTGCCTTTACATATGTATAAGAGTTTACACCTGCTCCTGGTTTGAACCTGCTCGATGCGCAGATATTAAGGTAATCCACAAACACAATATCAGGAGCAAAGTTACGCTTCAGCATCAACTCGTTTAGTAGCGCCTTGAAATGTCCAACGTGTGCAGATGCAGTTGGATATTCCTTAATGATCAACTTACCCTCAGTCTTGTTTCGGATCTTTTCGATTCGATTGTCAAACATGGAACGGGAAAGATCCTTTAACTCACCGATGTTTACATTCATCATGTTCGCATCGATACGTTCAGCAATCTTTTCTTCGCTCATTTCCAGAGTGACATAGAGAACATTCTTGCCCTGCGCCAACGCTGCGGATGCCATATGACACATGAACAGAGACTTACCAACACCAGTGCCAGCAAGTGCGATATTCAGAGTTTTGTTCGGCAGACCACCACCTGTGATTTTATTGAACATCTCAAGATCGAATGGCAGTTTGTTTTCTTCGCGATGATAGAAGTCAAATCGTGATTCTGAATTGTCAATATAATCATGCCCGACATTATTGTCGAAACAAATCCCTAGTGCTTCCTGTAGGATGGAAGGGATACCATCCTGCGAGTGTGCCTTATCACTGCCATCGATAATCTGAATCGACTGCATGATTGCATTATAGACTGCCTTGTCCTTACAAAACTTCTCAGTCTCCTCGAGCAACCACTTAGGATTGACTTCGAGATCCGAGTCCATTTGCGTCAACTTCTCGTTGAGGTTCTTGAAGTCGTTTTCGTTTACACTTGTATCATTTTGTGCAGCAATCTCAATTGCCTCAATTGTTGGGAGAGAATTATACTTGTTAATAAATGCACTCATGTAACTGAACAGTTTACGCTCAGCACTATCATGGAAATATTCATCCCGCAAGAAGGGAATAATCTTGCGAGTATAGTC